CGGTAAGGAAAATTTCGTTGGCTCTGGATGCTGTGTCGAAGCCTAAGTTGGCACTGAGTGAACTGAAGGTGACATAGGCCGCAACTGCCACACTGCCGGAAGTGACCTTCGCGGCGGCGGGTACACTGGCATTGAATTCGGCAAAGGGGAAGCCCACAGGAAGTCGGCAAAACGACTGATCGCCCGTCGTGCCGCTTGGGTACGAGAGTGTGCCTCGCAACTCAATGACACCACCGATCATGCGGGCCTGTGCGGTTGGGTGATCTCCGCTGCCGAAATTACGGCAAGCCGTCCAGCCAATGTCCGCAGGGGGCTGTTTCGTTCCACCGGCAATCATCAGGGCCACGGCATCAAGGATGGACTTCTTGAGTGCGGCGTTGGATGCGTCGTTGATGTTGCTCGTCGCCGCCGACTTGGACTCAAGGCTCTTGATTCGGGTGTCGAGGGCCGCAGTGGTTGTCGTGGTTGCCCTTGTGGACTCAAGGGTATTGATGCGGGCGTCGAGTGCAGCGACCGTCGCCGTCGAGGAGAACTGGCTGGTGTCGATGGCCGGGAGCAGGGAATCAAGGTCGGACTTGTAGACGAGGTATTCGTTCGTCAGCCCCATGGTGAGGACAAGACGCTCGCCGTATCCCTCTCCGCTGTCTGTGTAGGCCAGAGCGACAGGAGGTAGAGCCGAGCCACCAAAGCCAACCGCTTGAGCCACAATAGTCTTGGCGAGAAGGTTTTGGGTGTTGTCATCCTTCTTGGCATACCTCCCGTCTGACTCCTCTCTGGTGTAGATGGAGTCGAACAGAATTTGCATCTGGCTTTGCATCAGCGTGACTACAGGCTTTTCGGCATAGCCAGACAGGTCAGCCATGTAGGCAACCGTGTTCTCGGGCCCGCCAGCCACCTGAGTGATGAGCCGGTCACCGGCAGCACCCATAAACAGTTCGTTGAGTTCAAGCCCCCCGGTCTGGAGGTTCGCCACCGAAACGTCTTGGCTAGCCAGTGCGGCGACGATATTGGCTGAAGTGAACTCGTCGCCATAAACAAGGGTGTGGATGGCCTTGCCGTCATTCCAGTGGAGCCGCCAATCGTCACCTTCCTTGACCGGAGTTAGCGACAAGCCACCCTTCCACGCAATCGGGGAAGTCGTGTCGCCTGAGAACGTGACCATGGAGGGCTCAATCTCGACGCCCCGGATGGCATCAAGAACGTCGATCTGGCCCGTTCCAATGTCGCCGCCAAGGTTGGAGACAATCTCTTGGAGCGAGGTAATGCTTGCCAAGAGGATGTTGTCGTTGGCAATAGAGAAGTCTTTTTCTGCCTCGATCTTGGCATCGACTTCTGGCTTGGTATAGGTGTCGGCCTTCACCTCTGTGATGCTGTTCATCACGGTGCTGGCGAGGCTGTTGACCGTGGCCTTGTCGGCCTTGGTGTCCACCTTGTCCATCACGCCTTGGGTGATGGTTGCGAGGGACTGAATTTGGCTGTTCAGTAAGTTCAGGTCACCGATAGCAGAAATCTGCGCGGTGATGCCCGTCAGGGTGGAGTCAATCTCTGGCTTTGTGTAGTAGTTGGTCAGATCGACCACACCGCCTTCGCCACCCTGCAATGCGAACAGGTCAACCCTCTGGGGGTTGCCGAACGGCTTGTCCAACTCGTCGCTAGACAACTTGAGGTACTGGCCCTCGGGAGTCTGCATGACTGCCAAGGACGGATTCTGTGGCGTTGGCAGGCCAGCCTGACTCTTGACGATCTTGACGTATGAGTTCAGTTGCCCGGTGATCGCAATGGTGGTCTGGTATTCCTGCCGTGTGACCGCAACAAGGGAGCCAGCATCCCTGAAGTAGTGCAAGCCGTCAGCCAGACCGGCAAAGGCATCTTCCAGCCCCTTGGGGGTGTCGGCACCAGCGTCTGGAACCGGGCCGTCATGGGCAGTAATGACCGAATCGCTACCGCCGCCCAAGGGAATAGCAACCCATTCCTGCTTGTCTTTGTCGAAGTAGTTCAGCGTAGGCATGGCTAACCCTTGGGATTGATCCAGATGCTTGAGGTAGTCAGTGGGGCCAATTCGGAAACCACGAACGGTGGCTCAACCGTGGGAGCGATTCCGCCACCGACACCCGTTGGGTTCAGCCAGAGAATGTTGCTGTTGCCGGGGGCAGTAGGGCCGACATGGATGCCGCCACTGTTCGCCAGCACCCAATCCTCGGTGGCTACGGACTCCTCGGTGATTGCCCGGAGCGGGGTGCCGTCCACCCGGAGAGTCAGTTTGGCACTGCCGTCAGGGTTGGAAGTAATGAACAGGGTGTGGGGCCCGTCCAAGTCGATAGCCTTGGGGGCGATGACCTGACCCCGAATCGCAGCAAGAACGTCGGTGACCGTAGTGGTGCCGACCATTTCAGCCGGGTTGATCCACAGGGCCCCTACTTCGCCAGCCGGGGGCGGCTCGACAATCGACACGATATGGCCGCATTCCCCATCACCAGAACCCCCAGAAAGCAACCAAGGGAGGTTAGACCAGCGAACAGTGCCGTCACCGATCTTCAGGACTTCGCCTTCTGCGGTAGCCCCAATGACATAACCAAACTCACCAGACGCAAGAACGGGATCGTTCTTTAGCCAGTTGGCGAGGGTGTCTTGTCGAATCTGGATTCGCTGGTATCCGCGCTCATCAGAGGCGCAGTTAGGGTGAGTGCTGGGAATGCCCCCAGTGTCTCGCGGAATCACTGGGTATTTTCTTGGATCGGGCATAGGCAGACCTCTGCCGTATTTATGTCCCTGCCGGGGGGAAATGGCCCGCTAAGGATTTTTCCGTTTCCAGCGGGGAACGTACTTCTCTTTGACCTTGGCAACGGCATCCTGCATGGAAAGGCCGGGGCTCTTAGCCATCTCCTTCTTGGCAAGTTCCTTGGCAATCTTGGGGTTCAGGTCACGCCGAACCGGGGCTTCCTCTCGGGCCTCGACATTGACGATTCCCTTTACTTCCAGATTCCGCTCGCGGGCCACCCGCTTCACATCCGCAACGTCCGACACCCAAGCCTTCGGATCGCAGTGGCCCAACTTGTTGGCAAGGCCGCTCATGTACTGCTTGCCCGTAATGTCGATGCCAGCCGCCTTGGCTTCCCGCACCATCCGCTTGGCCTGATGCGGGGGCAGTTCATCCAGCCAGTTGCCATCCAGTCGGCCTTGCTGGAAGGCCCGGTCTGTACCCTTGGTGCCGGGCGGCTGTTGAAGGGCACACATCGCAGCCCACCGCTCGGTCTGGCCGTCTGCAATCATGCGCATGTAGTGGTGCTGAACCTCGGCAGAGGCTGCGGCAATATCCGGCGGCATGAAGGGCTTTATCAAGGCTGCAACTCCGGGGGAATCTGTGCCGGTGCCGCCCCCGCCTCACCGGGAGAGACTTGCTGACCCTGATCCGGGGGAGGCTGCGTCGGATCGGGCGCAACCGGGGGCGGGGGCGGCGGCTCGGGAATCGCATAGGGCTCGTAGGGAACGTCAATCGCCTCGCAGTAATCCTTCAGGAGGGCATTCATCGGCCCAACCTGACCCTGCATCGCAAGGGGCTGAAGGATCGGCCCAAGCGTCTGGAGGGCAATCTGGAGCGATTCGATCTTCCCCGCCTTATTTGGCTTACGGGCAGACCCAGCCTCGATCCGGTAGTCGTACTCACGGGCCAACTGATCTAGGGTGGTCTCGCTCAACATCCGCTCCCAGACCGCAGCACCAAGGGGGCCAAGCACCGGGGCAACGTCTTGGGGCTGCAAAAGCCACCGTGCCGCCAGTGCTTCCCGCCTAGCCAACAGGGACATAGCATCCTCCAGTGCGGAAGCCATGTCATCCGGGCGTACAGAGATTTGCTCTGACTTGACCTGTGCCTCTGCGGCACTCCTAAACTGGTTGCGGGTCATGCCATAGGTCAACTCTGTAAGACCGACCCGCTTATCAAACATCTCTGAAACGGCTTGGATAATCTGCCATAGTTCCGGCGTTACCTGCGGCAACTGGAACACGCTGACAATATCATCCACCGACTTCCCCAGAGTCTCGGACAACTCAATGAGGGAGAACCCGGATTCTTCATGCTTGAGAACCTGTTCCTTGATGTCATCCCCAGCCGCCTTGGCGACACCCACCATGGTCTTGCAGGAGGTCATCACCCGTGTCGCAAGGAAAGACAGGGCCCAATTCAGGAACTTCAGTTCCGGCAGGCCCGGCTTCAGATGGCTGATGGGCCACGAATAGCCCGGCTTGCGGTGGAACTGGAGGAACGTGCAGGGCCACCCATTCAGGTCAGCGTAGAACGGGATCGGCCAACGGGTGCGGGTGAACAGACTGTTGGGCAGGCCAGTCTCGTCGGGTTCCTCTAAGGCAATGTCCTTCGGAACATTGAGGGGGTAGTCAACTCCTTCGGCAACGACCAGATAGCAATTCTGGCCGAGAGAGTCGAACATCTCCGCAAACTCCTTCGGGCTCCCCTTGAGGTTGTGCCCGAATCCAGTCTTGCTGTAAATCTTCCAGTAGACGATCAAATCATTCGTCTTGCCGTTCTTCTTCCGCATCTTGTAGCCACGGTCTTCTTCCTCTGTCCGGGCGACGTAACTTTCAAGGTGCCCCTTGAGTTCGTCCTTGGACAGACCGTACTTCGATGCAACCTCGGCAAGCGGGTGAACGCATCGGCGGGCCACCCACCGAATGTCTTCCTGCTCGTCTGCGTCCGGGTCAAAGAGGATGTTGTCACAGGAGTCAAAGAACGAACCGATCATGCCGACCGGGGCTTCGTTCTCCCCGCCCAGTTCGATCATTTCAGTCCACCAGACCCCCAGCCCCTTCAGGATTGCCTCGTCCACAACCTTGCGGGAATGCTCCCTCAAGCACAATTCGTTGGGGGTGTAGTTCAGGTAGGTCTCCATCAGACCGCTGACCGTCTGCCGCATCTCCTCGATCATGCCGACTTGCTGGCTAATCTGCATGAACTGTTGAATGCGGGGGTCTGGCATAACCATCCCCGTCATCGGGTCTGGAACGCTGGACATGGCCGGGTCAATACCAAGAGCCGATGGCGGAACCGTGGGGAACTTCTTGGGGGTCACCGTCCGCACCGGGTTGCGGGAATAGATGACTGAGCCCAGCAACTTCACGGCCTCAAACGCACGATTGATAGTCATGCGAAACGAGGGCGGGCCGATCTTGGAATACTTGTGCCCGTCCTTGGGCTGCCAAAACCAATCGCCGCCACCGTCGAAGAAGTTCATCGACTCGCGGGCATCTTCCGTGAAAGGACGCTTGTGCTTCTCGGCCTGCTTGAGTTTGGACAGCCACCCCGTAGACACAGAGCGCAGGGCATCCTGCATCTGCTTCTCGGTGTAAGCCTCTACGGGCGGTTCCTCAAACATTGAGGGGTCGCCACCAGCCAGAGGAAGGTCAGGGGAAAGGGCTTCGTCCATTAGTCACCTGTAGCGACGGCAAGCAAACCATTTGCCGTTGGGGCCTTGAGCAACCCCCTCGTCGGCAACCGGACGCTGGCCTGAATAGCAGCAATTACGCAAAGCCTGATCTGGCGTGGAGCCCATGCCCACACCCTCATACGGATAGGGGTTCCCGCCCATATGCCGCATACGGCCCTCTCGGGCCATGATGTTTGCCACCCCCTGAGCCGTTGCGGTGGTCGCCTGAACGATCCGCTGGCCGGGGAAGTAGCACTGACCGTTGCGGCAGTCCTGAGCGTGAGCCACCGTCAAACTCAAAAACATCGCGGAAACCGTAAGTAGGAACTTCATCATGCGGCCTCCGTTTTCTTCTGGGTTTTTGCAGCCTCCAACTTCGCCTTGGTCATCATGCTCTTGAGTTCCTTGAGCATGGCCGTAGACGAATGGAAGTCCCACGATCCCCATTGCTGCCAGTTCTGAGCCATCTCGGACTCCTTCCAGAAAGGATCGTCCTTATGCCTCACCGACTTCTTCTCAACGAAGCCAGCGGTCTGAGAGAAAGCCAGAATCGAGATTGATTCCCGCCCCGGCTTTTCAACCACCCAGCCCATCACAGCGGGGCCAGATGTATTGAATGGATCGTCGTACCAAAGAACAAGATCACCGATGCCCACCTCGGGCATTGTGTAGTTAGCCATTTGAGCCTCCATCAAAGGGATGGCATTAGGCTAACGTCCATCAGAAACCGGGCAACACCTACTAGGCGTAATAGACTTCCGATGAGTATGAGGCGGGGGCCAGATACACCACCCCACCCTGATTCTTCTGCTTATCCCGCTTGGCTTTCCAGTCATACCACCATGGCTTCTCTGTCAGTGCCACGGGTTTGTGGTACTTGGGCTCATAGGCCATCAGGTATCGCAGGCAGTCCACCAGATGGAATTCCCCTCGCTTGTTGGGCTCGTCAGTCACAATGGTCTGACCGCCAACATTGACTGCCTTCTTTTTGTACCGCTTCAGTTCCCGCTCCAGATTGGGGCAAGACCCCCGGAGAACCCGCAGGAACGGGGTGCCGCCGGGCCGGATGTGCATGGCCGACCGGACACTGGAAAGACCGGCCTGAATGTCATCGCAGCCCGGAACGAAAGAATGTCCGGTTGCTCGGGAGCCCACGTTCAGTTCCGCCAGCCGCTCGGTGTACTGGTCTTGGGCCGACCGGCCTGAACCAATGTCGGTCAGGCGGGCACCGTGAGCGTCGATCAGGAAGGCGTAAAACTCCTGCCCCTGTACCTTCTCCTTGAACTTATCCCCGAAAAGAACGGCATTGCAGTTTCGGATATACAGTTCGTCATACAGGACGCAGTATTCCCCGGAAGGCGGGACAGCCCCGAATAAAACCGCCGTAATTGCATGGCCGGGGTCGATGGACGCAAACCGGCACCAATCCAGCGGAATCACTTCCTCGGGCAATTCCTTCCTGTCCATGCCGTGGACACCCATGCTGAAATTGGGATAGACCAAGAGCGAGTCAAACGTGAATTCGCCCTCGGCTCGCATCCGAAGGTTGTCCTCGCCCAGAGCGGCCCACCGCTCCAGCATCACCTTCTTCTCGGCTTCATCTATGAAGGGGTTGTCCAAGAACCGGAAGGTAAATTTCTTGATATGCTCCAACCCCTGATCCGCTGCTTTGTCGGCTCGATCCGATAGGGTAAGCAGAGCGTCCGAACGGCTATGGGGCATGGCTGACCAAATCATGCGACCGCGACGGTCAGCCAATCGTGCCTGCATTTCAGGCACCCAGTTCTCATTTGAGATGTCCTCATCGAAAACGCAAAGGTCGAGTTGAAAACCTTGAGGCGGGTCGCCTTCTGATGAGAAGAAGTACAGAGTCCACCCATTCACCAGTTCGCAAGTCTGGATGTAGTTGGCACTCTTTAGTACCCAACTGGTGTTCTTAATCATTCGGGGCGGGATCAACGGCGGGGCTGGCTTGGCTTCCAACTTCCGGTCTTTGTCGTTGATGGGGTGGTAGGCCCGCCATGCCCCTGTGACTTCATCCTTGATGATCTTGAAGGCCCCGGCCTTGAACAGGTAGGGGAAAATTGTCATTCCGATGTGCCGCCACCCAGCCCCGATAATGGCTAAATTCCCGTTCTCTTTGGGGTATTTGCCTGCGATGGGATGGGTGCCAGTCACGGCCCATGCCACCTCCATCATCACCGAGATGCTCTTGCCGCTTCGGTTGCCGCCCAGCACCAGAATTTCGTGGGCCATGCACTCATGGACTGGTTTCTGGTACTCATTGGGAACGTAGAGTTTCAGGGGCTCTAACTGCCGGGCTGCCCGTTCCCTTTGTAGGGAAAGCAGTTCTTCCCGAGAGTGCTGGCTAATCTGGCCGAGAATGTCCTGCTCGTCCATGAACTAGCCCTTCTGGGTCATGGCATGGGCGGCGGCTAGGTCTTCGGGAGACAGGGTATTACCCATTGACATTAGGCCCAGAGCGGGGATTGAGTCCGCATCCTGATGGTCTTTGATGTATGTCAAGTTCTTGTGGGTAGCCACCACGTTCTCCAGCCGCTGACTGAGGGCTGCCTCGATTTCCTCGTCGCTCATCAGGGAGACAGGCTTGGAAGTGCCGCCGGTCTCGGCAGTCTTCACCACCAGTCGCATAATCATTTCAAGGATGGAGGTGCGGATTCGGCCACCGGGAGGGGCGGCGTAATACTGTTGGGCCATGGTCGAGGCCAGCCCCTGAGAACCTCCAAACAGGGACATGATGCTTTCCAGCATCTCGGAGGTGTGGGGGATATTGGAGCCGCCGTCTTTGCTCTTTTTGACAAAGGCAGAAACTGACCGCCGCTCCATCCGCTCCAGTTTTCGCTTGTCCCGCTGGGCCTTATGGCAGCCCTTACAGATGACCTGAAACGTGTGCTGGGTGCCGGGGACTCGCGGCCAATACTTGGGAGTTAACGGTCGAATCTGACCGCAGGCTTCACAGACCCGAGACTGAATTGCTGGGCCATCCGGCTTGCCGTCATCCGGTTCCATTTCATCTATCCAGTTGCAGGGAGTTGACCATTGGATTGGGGCGTAACCCCGAATTCATCATGGACATCTTAGCAAGGGGATTAGTCTTGGACTCTATTTCGCCGGACTGGTGGGCAAGAACATCATCAATTCCCTGCCCATGAAGGTAATCCCCCAACTGGGAAACAACCTCGGAAGGAAGCCTAGCATCCATGAGTTGTCGGATTAGATCACTCATCGGATACACCCCCTCTCCTCAAAGAAATGCCTTCGGCAGAAAGAAAGCCCCTCCCCCCCGGCTTGGGCACCGAAGGGGAGGGGAACCACTGTCAGTTGGACTGTCAGTTGGAGTAGACCGACTTCACAACGGCTTCGGCTTCAGCCTCATGCTCCGCGTTGGCAGCCTTCTTGGAGAACCGACCGGCACGACGCTCGGCCTTGGCTTCGGCCACCGTGGCACGATACGCCTTCCGGGCATCCTTCCGGGCAGCATGGACACCGATGGGGGCACCACCGGCACCGGGGCCACCGACTTCCACCTTCTCGATCACCGTAACGTCACCGGGCCCATCGACCTCGACGGTCTCCCTGACCTCGACACCGGGGGAAACCACAACGTCCTGCTCGACCACGACCGAAGGCTTGGCAACCTTGGGGGTGCCGCCGTGCGAGCCATTCCCGGCCTCAACCGCACCAGCGGCAGCACAACCGAGAAGGAAAGAACCAAACAGAATGCCGTACTTCATGGGAAAGTCCTTGAATACGAGGGAAATCGAACACCAATTATTGAAAACTCTGAGTCCAGTAGGGTCGGCCATTGCTGGCGACTACATATCCAACGCCTATGGAATCGTATTGTTGCGAGAGGATGTTCTTGCGGTGGCCCCGGCTGTGCATCCAGTCATTCATCACGGCATAGGAGTTGGGCTGCCCGACAGCGACGTTCTCGCCGTAGCCGTTCCTAGAGTGATACATCCTCCTCCGGTTCGCCTGAGTCTGGCTCCAGTCCTCCGACACTGCCATCAACTTCGGGCTCGGAGTCAGGGGTTTCAGGCCCCGCTTCGCCCTCTCCTGATTGACCAACGTGATGACCTCCATCTCTGGCGTCCTCAAGGTTGGCTTCTTCTTCGTCGGACAGGGGGCAGGACAGCACACCACCGGGGTCAGCACAGGGACACTGGC